ACAATTTCTTCTAACTCTGTAAGCATCCGATGTGGAATACACAGAGCCCATAAATGTCGATGTTGGTTGAATGTCTATATTAGCATCATCTCTTAAATCAAAGTCGACTCTATTGATGGCAATTTGACATAGGTCGGGGTCTCCCCATAATGGAGATATCTCCGCGTTTGTAGATAAATTAACAATTTGTGGTAATGAGTTAAGGTCGGTAGATGTTCTAAATTGATTTCCTGCTACTTGAGCCTCTGTGGCTCTACCCATCCTTATTAAATCTTGTGGTGTTAAAGAAAACTCCCCAATATCTGAAAGGTCCACATCCATTATAATACTTTGACTACCTAATGGAACACCCATAATCATGTAGTCACCACTTTCATTTGTCTTGGCTGTGAACTTGTAATATTTGTCATATATTTCAACCGCAATAGACTGAGTTAATACATCAGTTCTTGAAGGTAAGGTACCTGTTGCGGCGTGTTTTGAATATGATTTTTCGTAAGGTAATAAATTGTATCTATAACCATCTTCATTTTTATCGTTCGGTGATTTGTAAGGATAGATACTTTGAGTGATAGGATTTGATTCATCAACACTTTCAATCGGTATGAATATTGAAACCCTTGCATTTGGTAATCCAAATCCATTGTTTGCGGTTACTCTTCCCACAATTACACCATAGTCAGCACAACTTCTTGTATAGATGTCTGATTGTTGAATTTTTAGTGAAAGAATTTCAAGAAATTCGAACTCTTGGTCTAATTGAACATTAATTGTCTTATTAATTCCAAGTTCTGTTTGTATCCTATATGATTGCCCCATCCAATGGTTTTACTATAAATAGTTTATGTGGAATTTTATAAAAACACACCACAATAAATTATAGTTCAAACGTAGTAAAAATAAACTTATGAGAATGTAACTGATTGGAAGTTCTTCACAGATACTCTGATATCTTTGTTTGGATATCTAATTTGGTATACTTGTGATGGTTGTGCAAATATTGTATCATCAACAGGTCCAATTAATTTTGTTTCAGGGTCAGAGTATGCCATTGACGTTTCAGCTGATGAGTATTGACCCCCAACTTCGTTATAGACATCAAGTCCCGCAACAGTTAAGACTCCGTTTGTGTTTTGAACTATGCTTCTTATTTCAGATAAATAAACGTTTTGTCCAAGTTGTCTTGCTTGTGGATTGAAATATGTCGATATTAAATCAATAACCTGTGAAATAATTTGACCTGAATTTTGTGCGGAATCTAATACGATTGAGATATCTACACTTACATCAATAACTTCAGCTGTGAAGATTGAAATGTAGTCATTCATCATTCTGTAGTTGGATAAGTAATTGGCAATATTTTGTTTCAAAGTATTAGATACAATATTAGTCAATTTACCTGAAGTGTCGTATGATAATATTTGAATTAAAATTTTATTATCGTTTTCGGTAATTGCAACTTTTGCAGGAGCTCCGAATTGAGCTGGCATGTTTCTGATGATTGAATCGTAATCTTGAACTGTAACCGCTCTTTTTTGTGCCGAGAAGTTAAACGATACGTAGTTTCTAATTTCTTCTATTGTTGGTAATCCCGCCCCACCGATAGCGGCAGTTACGTTGTTACATCTTAAAGAGTTAACTACAGATGAGTTTGTTGCCTCTGAAGGTCCGTTAACAAAGAATGATACTGTACCAATTTGATTGATTACGTTTGTACCTAAGTTACTTTGTAATCCACCACCCACTCTATACTGAACGAATAATGTTGAGTTGGCTTTTAATGCAGAACCTAATGAGAAGTTGTTCGAATATTTTTGTAATTCTAAAGTTCCACCAAAAGTTGTGAATTCGTCTAAAGCATCTTGTGCCGTATTCGTTCCTCCACCAAATGTCATTTTCTTAAATCCTTCACCTGTATATTCACTAATAAATCTGTCTTGAGTTTGAATATATCTTCCAACTTTGATACCAGGTTGGTCTGATACTTTTGTTGGGTCTTCAATGAATACTCTATCTTCAGCTAAAGCATCAACTTCATACCATCTATTAGATAATCCCATGAATTCAGCTGTTGTTGGTATGTTTGAATATTCTGTACCGTCTTTAAGTAAAACACTTGTAATACCTAACACATTTTTCTCAGGTAAAAATAATTCGAAGAATGGCTTAACATCGTTTGGTGTGATAACTCTTTTGAATACCTTTGTTATACCATTAACAACAAGTTCTCTCTTAGTTATTGTATAGTTTAATAACACACCGTTGGCATTAAAGTTTGGAACTTTTAATCTATTAGGAAATCCTTGAGCGTTGTATGGGGATGCAAAGTTTACATCATAAATGTTTTCAAATACTAAACCAGCCCCTACTACTTGAGAACCTCTCAATAGGGTACCAAGATATCTTTCATCTTCTTTATCACCAAACGCAGGAACTGTAATTGAAAAATCAACCAAAGACACAGATGGTCTTTGACCCGGTAATTTTAAACCGTAAGTTCTAGCAATGTTATAAACCGAAGACTTTTGTTGTGCATATTGAAGAACAGTTTCTTGAATACTTCTATCAATATGGTAATGTAAGTTATCTGCAACTGCGGCATTCAAATCTAAGAATACCGAAAATACTGAGGCATCATTAAAATCCTGTATTAATTCTGGATAATAAGTTCTAACATAGTTTTGTAGCTCTACTCTTATCGCTTGGAAATCTCTGGTTGTATATGGTATTTTACGATTAGCCATCTATGTTAAATATTGATAATTAGAAAATCACTTTGTGCAAACGTTTGACCGTTTGTCGAATAATCTATTTTTATTTTTGCAGTGTATTCTGCGGTTCCTTTTCCAGGAAGTCTGTAGATTGAAGATTCACTTGTTCCTACAAAATTTTGTCCTGTAGCAATGTCAACTTCTTCTGCTGGGTCTGCCGGTGTTATTGTAATTTCATTTAACAATAAATTCGGCATAAAGTTTTGAACCGCATCTCTGATATCTGATTGTATTGCATCAAATGTTAGTCCATCGAAAGGTTCAAAAATAAACTCATATAATCTTGTACCAAATGTTGGTAAGTAATATCTTGAGCCTTTTCTTGTCAATAATAAATGTAATAGGTCTGATTTAATCTGTTCCTTCTCAAATTCAGTTAACTCTAAAAAATCCCCTTTAATTGAATCGTTGAAAGGAAACGCCAAACCATATGTTGTTCCATTTGCCATATCTCATAAATATACTTGGATTATTTTTTTCTTAAATACATATTACCTTTTTGAGCTTTTGGTTCAAAAGGACAATGCCTACATCCATTACCACAACAATATCCTCTTTCAATGTGATATTCTTCAGTAAAAACGGTTCTACCGTTTTCTTCATAAAAATGAGAAGGGAGAAGTTTTGGCTTCTCCCTTTTAATATTCTCTTGTTTCATCTTATACAAGTACTATTTCACAAGCTCCACCTGCACAAGCTACTTCACCACTTAAATCTGTGTCATCATCCATCTCAATAATTTTTGATAAATCGACATCGTGAAGTGTCTTCATTAATTCTTCATACTTATCTTTCGTACAATCTTCAAATGGTGCTTGAATATATGTTCCACCATCATAAGGTAATACTGAAAGTCCGTTATAGTATTCTTTATTCTCCCACATCCACTCACCAACTGCCGGCCACTCATGCTCTCTGATTGAGATTGTTGCCGATACGTTATGTGCATTGTTTCCAGTTCTGTGTCCTGGTTTAATCCATTCTTGTTGAACCTTCTTTACTCTCTCCAATAATTGAATTGGTGATTCGTTTCTTAAGATTGACCCCTCTGGTGCTTTTTGTGGGATTCCAATTACCGCAGTATCATGTGGTCTAAAATACTCATCTTCAACTAATTCTGGATGATTTTCTTTTATATGTGAATAAATCGCTTCATTCTTACCAACTCTAACTCTTCTTACATAATATTCATTATGCCAAGCATGAATACCTGATGAAGTACCTAAGGTTAATGATGTTGTTCCCGCAGGTTTAACAGTTGTTGTTCTTGCCGCTGGATTAATGTGTAATAATTCAGCAACTCTTTTGTTTTCTTCTTTAACTACTTTAGCTGCAGATTTCATATTCAAACCTAACACAGCTCCTGAACCGATACCTGTCATTGAAATTCCAATTAACGCATCTTTTTCAGTTGTTCTTTGCCAAATTGGTCTTAAGTAGTGGAAGTTTGTATATCCCGCCTGTAATGTTCCAATGAAAGACGCCGCTCTAACTCTATCTTCATAATCTTCTTGAGATACAACGTTAGATACGTTAACCTCTGTAAGGTTACAGAATTGGAATGGTCTCAAAGCAATTTCACAACAAGGGTTAGTTCCCCAATCTTTATCATTACTTAAGTAGATACCAGGTTCTCCTGCACCACTTGCTTCAATTCTCTTCCATAAATCCATGAAGTAGTCTTTGGTGATTTTGTGTCTCATCAAAACTGCAGAGTTATTTGCTCTACCTCTTTGTGGATTTGTTTCCCACCAAGCTCCACTCTTACATCCAATCATTTCTTCATCAGTTGCTGAAAATAATGAGATAAGTGCCGCTCTTCTGATACCACCAGCTAATACCGCATCTGCAATATGACAAACGATATCGTGTACTTCAATTGGTTTTAATCTTTCACCATCTTGTCTTGAATCCAAGATACCTTCAACCTTAATTAAACATTCTTTTAGTGGTTGAGGACCAGGAGCTTTACCACCTGATGTGATAAGTCTTGCACCTTTTGGTCTGATGTCACTGAAGTCAAATTCAATTTTTGAACCACCATAGAAATATGATTTAACCAACACTTTAACAGCGTCAGCCCATCCTTCGATAGAATCGGCTACTAACCATCTTCTTCCTCTTTCTTTATTTGGTTTTCTGATTTCAGGTAAAGCATCAACGTGATGTTTTTGTACTGAATAACCAACACCTGTTCCACCTAAAAGTAAGAACATGATTTCAGAGAATACTCTCCAATCATCAATCGGTGCGAAGGCACAGTTGTAAATTCTGTTTGGTGAAATCTCAATAGGCTTTCCAGCAAACTGCATTGACCTCATTGATGGAAGAACTTGTTTTCTGTAAACATACATGTAGTTCTCTCTAATTTCTTTTTCTAATTGTGGATATTGCTTAATATGCATCTCCATGTTTCTTGTGACCAATTCTTGCCACGTTTCTCTTCTCTTTAACTCAGGGATATACTTTGCGTATTTCATATACACGGTAATATCTGATAAAATCCTGTTTGAAATGTCCATTTTGTAAATTTTTAGGTGTAGATATTTTATTAAAAAATCAACGATTTTTATGATAAATATGTGGTCGAACACCAATCGGCCAGCAAATTTAATAAAAAAAAATAAGTTTTTTGTGAAAAAAGTGTATATTTAATTAAGTAGATTTTTGCTGAGATTCTCTCTCTTTTCTTTTCTCAAGAAGTTCCTTAACTCTATCCCTTTTTCTTTCCTCTTGTTGTCCCTCAAATCCTAAGAAGGTAACTGACGATTCAGTATCTATTTCAAGAAGTTCATTGTTGAACTTGCAGTTTTCAAAGACAACTCCGTCTTTACCAAGACGTGACTTTGTAATGGCAATCGTTGCTAAGTTCATTTCCTTTTGTTGTAATGACTTAGCCACAGTGATGATTACGTGACCCACCTGAGCCTTTTTGATGGAACCACCCATTTGGTCTGTAGTCACAACCTCAGATGAGATTGAACTTCTATTACCTTGAGTTGCTGTCCATCCAGCAAGATTCAACTCATGAC